GGCACGTTTGAGTTCAAAGTTTTTGTGATTGTACATGTATTTGCGTTTGCGTTCTGCAATGTCTAATGCCTCCATCAATTGCCATTTGGTGTTAAAATCTGACTTCATCAAAATTTTATTCATGTCAACAATGTCCAGGCTGTACTCTAGCCATTTTTCTGTAGCTTTTATTTTGTCATAAGGCACGACTGCTTTGGACTTGTTGGCAGTAGAGTACTTTGCAACAAAATTTGCTGCCTTTTGCATACAGGCTCCTGTAGTGAACAAGTGTGTATTATAGCACGTTAGGCATTATTGGTCAATTGGGCAGAAAGTAGTACTAAAGTAAGATCTGATTCCCGGCGGAATGTGATCCAAAACGGGCGACGACCGTGCCCATTAGCCTTGCCAAAATATGCATGCCAGTCATTGTGGGGCATGAAACCCCGGGCTCCCAGTTTGGTATCGCATATTTTTTCAAGAGGAACGCCTTCCCCAAGCCAACTATCACATCGCACAGCAATCACATGCCCGTGTTTTTTGTATTGGCGGAATCTGCGGTTGAGTTTAACTACTTTCATGCCCAAAGTATAACAGGTTGTGAATTATTGGTCAACCTGCCCATAAATATACACTATGCCACGCCTAAGTTTATACCGCCCAAATCGCACACGAGACTATCAATTTTTTGACCGTACCATCAGTGAAATGTACACTGTGGGCGGATTGGATATCTATGTTCACAAGTACATGGGTCCACAAACTGGTGGTGAGGACTCTGCACTGAGTGGCAACTATGATGTCACTCAACCCATTTACGACACGCAAAGTCCCTTGAATATTCAAGACTTGCTGTTGCTAGAAAACCGTGATAGAATCTATGATCCAGACATCTACGTCATGCGTGGTGTGTATCGTGTGCAGGATGTGGACTTTGACTTGACCCAGTTTGGATTGTTTCTGAACTCAGACACGCTGTTTGTGACCTTTCACTATAACGACATGATTGACACATTTGGTCGCAAGCTCATGAACGGTGATGTGATTGAAGTGCCAAATTTGAAAGATTACAACCCCCTAAACGCTGCCTTGCCACTGGCCTTGCCCAGATACTATGTGATCCAGGATGCTAACTTTGCGTCAGAAGGATTCAGTCAAACTTGGTTGCCACACTTATGGCGTATCAAAGCCACACCACTTACCAACGCACAAGAATACAACAACATACTGGATAAGCCATTTGTGGCCGAGTACATTTGGGATCCGGGTGATTTCTATCCTGGTGGCAGCATTGTAAACTACGGCGATGTTTATTATCGTGCTATTAAAAATACACCTGCTGGCACAGACATTACCAACACTGAGTTTTGGGCTCCATATACTCCGCCCACAATCTCTGACATGCAGAGTACCAGACCCAAAGATCAACAGATCAATGATGACATACTGGCTCAGGCCAATGTGGAAGTTCCACTCAGCGGATATGACGTTGAAAAGTTTTATGTTGTGGCCACAACAGAAGATGGACAACCTGCTAACCCAACCAGTTTGTATACCATGGGCGGCACCACAGTAGATGGCACACAAGGTGGTATGAATGTTACCCCAAGAGCAGATGGTTATACCGCAGGATATCTCACCGGTGATGGTAAAGCACCTAATGGCTTGCCTGTTACTCCGGGTGTGAGTTTTCCTCCCGACCCTGTAGCCGGAGATTACTGTTTGAGATTAGATTATAAGCCTAATAGATTGTTCCGTTTCAACGGTCGCATGTGGATCAAGATTGAAGAAAAAGTACGCACCAATTTGGACAATGGGCCCGTCAATCAAACTCAACGCTCGGGCTTTGTGAACAATACATACACTACCAATACTACTGACTTGGGTGCTATACCACAGCGTCAAAGTTTGAGTCAGGCTCTCAAACCCCGAGCAGACAATGGTGATCAAGGTGGCTTCTTGCCACCTAACCCACCACCACCTTTTTCAAGATAAACATGCAACAATTTTTTTACGACGCACAAATACGCAGGTTCCTGCTGCAATTTACCAGAATCTTTTCAGGGTTCCAAATTGAGTACGGCAACGAAACTGATGGCGTAAACAAAGCCACTCTGTTGCGTGTGCCTGTGCGGTATGGTGATGCCAGTCGTAATGCACAAACTATCATTCAAGAAAACTCAGCCAGTGCATTGCCATCAACTCCGCTAATGACCTTTTACATCAACAATCTTGAATATGATCGTCCAAGAATACAAGATCCTACCTTTGTGGATAGATTTAGTGTGCGTCAACGCACTTATGATACAGAAACAGAAACATACGAAACCACACAAGGCAATGCATTTACTATTGAACGACTGATGCCTGTGCCATATAAACTGAGTATTACACTGGATATTTGGACATCAAACACCAATCAGAAATTGCAGTTATTCGAGCAAATTTTGACCCTGTTCAATCCTTCGCTAGAACTACAAAGCACAGACAACTACATTGACTGGTCAAGTTTGAGTGTGATGTATTTGGATTCATTAAGCTGGAGTTCAAGAGTCATTCCGCAGGGCACAGAAAATCCCATTGACATTGCCAGCATCAAATTCTCCATGCCTATATGGATTTCCTCTCCGGCCAAGATCAAGAAGCTGGGCGTGGTGGAACGTATCATTGCCGGCATATTTGATGCACAAGGTGATGCTGCTGATGCTATTACCAACAATGACTTATTGCTGGGCACAAGACAAATGTTCACACCGTGGAACTACAAACTAGTTGTGATTGACAATCAAATTCAAGTGTTGTACAATCCCACAATTGTGCCCAATGGCGGTTATGAAGATTTAGATCCCACTGCTATCGTGGCAGACTCGCCGCTGTTGTGGCCTGCTGTGATTTCAGCGTATGGCGTGTTACGCCCTGGTATCAGCCAAATTAGACTGAACCGCCCACCTATTGCGGCACCAGACACTGCTAACCCAATCATTGGAACTATTATTATCAACCCCGACGATGATAGACTGGTAATTTTTACTCCTGATTCAGATACGGCACCACAGAACACACTGGCACCTATTGACGCCATTATAAATCCTCTTGCGAGCGGACCAAATGCCGGGTTGCCTGCACCTGTTACAGGCGTTAGATATTTGCTAACTGAAGATACTGGCAACTGGGACAATGTGGACAATCCTAATTCTTGGGATGGCACAGGTGGTCAACCACTAATTGCCTATGCCAATGACATCATTGAGTGGAACGGCACACGCTGGCGTGTGGTGTTTGTGAGTGCTGACGAAACTGCTGCTCAGTATGTTACAAACATAACTACTGGTACACAATATGAATGGACTGGTGAACAATGGATAAAAAGTTATCAAGGAGTCTACCCGCCTGGAGCCTGGAGTCTAGTACTGTAAAGGCTGTGGGTGTTTGGTTTTTATCCCGGAGTACAGGCCGTTACCTGTATCTCTTGCGCAACGATGCAAAACATCCAGAAACCTGGGGACTGCCCGGAGGTAAAGTTGAATCTGGCGAAACGCTGTTGGGTGGCATGGAAAGAGAATGTATTGAGGAACTGGGTCATTTTCCAGAATATCACAGACTTGTACCGCTAGAAAAGTTTACATCAGCAGATGGTGTTTTTGAATATCACACTTGGGTATGTGTGTTGGATGCGGAATTTGTGCCGGTGCTGAATGACGAACACATTGGACATGCGTGGATTCAAGCTGGAGTATGGCCCAAGCCCATGCATCCTGGTTTGTGGAACACTGTGAACATTGATGCTGTTCAACAAAAACTGGTTTCTGTGGAACGCAGTGTTGAAGTATCGCAGTAACAGTCTTAGAATGGGGTCACAGTACTGACTGCGGCATTACCCACAGCAGTAATTGTGTAGTTGTTGGCGCTGTTGTCTGTGAGTGTGGCGCTCTGGCAGATCAACAACTGAGTGCCCGACACTGCTGTGGCTTGACTGGTGGGCACACTTACCGTGGCACCTGTATAAAGACCTGTGCCTACGACCAAGCGCAGGTTTGAAATATAACCGTTGAGACTGTTGGCACCACTGTTTCGACCACCTACACCATAAGAAGCAACGGGTGCAACACCAGTGGTTGCAATAGCTTGATTTAGGACTCGTGTGCCATCGTAGTATGCACTTATTGTGCCCGACGTCCTGCTTACTGCTACCCAGTGCCAGGTACCTGTGGTAATGCTTGCGTCTGCTTGAATCAAATAGGAAGTACCACCAAACCAGTCAAAACTCAATCCCGAGCTGGAGCCGCGTTTGAGAACTCTAAATGCTCCAGTTGTTTGTGATTCAAACAAGTCAATTTCTGTTGACGGCACTGAGTTAAAATAAATCCAGGCTTCCCAGGTGAAGTCTCCGGCACCTGCAGCCAAGTTGGCTGAGTTGGCACCAAATGTAATGGCATCTCCTGAGCCATCAAACACCACACTGTAATTTACTGTGACAGGACTTGTTATGGTCATTCCACCAATACCTGTTGCTCCACCTAGAAGTGTCATTCCCATTTTAAATTGTATCCAGTTGTAATTACCATGTGGTGACGGTTTGTCTCAAAAAAATTATAGTCTACCAACAACAATCTCAATAACGCCTGACTCGCCGTTGAAGTTTTCAAGGGCTTTACCAATCACAGTGCCCATAGCAGGTGTGGCACATGCTTGAGCAGCACCATTGCCAGCTGACACCATCATGTCGCCTTTGCGTACTGTGCCCACAACACTAGTTGGCACACGACCTGTTAGTGCAACAGCAGCAACAAACTCTGATTCAAGTGTAGAATTCATCAAGTGAGCCGGGTTAGTAGATACAATGCCTGCTACTCGTGCATCGCTGACTTCGGTTGCAATTGTGACTTCTTGTGCGCCACCAAATACCAAAATAGTTCCCGGTGCATACGCAGCATCAGCAGTATAATTTTCAGCCAAGTCAGCGTATTGTGCAGTGGTTGCTTTACCAAACACTGTGTTAAAGTACACTGTTGAGCTACCAATGTTACCAATACCGTTACCGTTACCGTTTACAATGTTGCCACCAGTGATTGTACCAGTGCCCACAGTCAAGCCAGCAAATGTTGGAGTGCTGCCAGTGGTCAAGCCTGAAATATCTGCTTGTGCCAGTGTGACTGCGCCAGTACGGCCAGCAACTGACGTTACCTTAGCATCAGTGTATGTGGTACTGATGCTGGTTGCATTCCAAGTACCACCAGTCAATGTACCAACCGATGTGATGTTAGTTTGTGAGGCAGTTTGTAATGTACCTGTTAAGGTAGCACCTGAGTTGCCAATTGTGGCAGCGTTGACAGTTGCCGCTGTAACTGTACCAGTAATTGATACTGTGGCACCATTGTGTACAGCACTGGTATTACCAATTGTAGCAGCACTAATGCTTGCACCTGTAAATGCCGCACCTGAGTTACCAATAGCAGCAGCGTTGACTGTGGCCGCTGTTACCGTACCTGTGATAGAAACTGTAGCGCCGTTAACTACAGCACTGGTATTACCAATTGTGGCAGCCGACAAACTTGCGCCAGTAAATGCGGCACCCGAGTTACCAATTGCGGCAGCATTAACAGTGGCCGCTGTGACTGTGCCGGATGTTGAGTACCCAGTGGCCGTCACAACACCAGTAGCCACGTTGACAGAAATTGCGCTGTTGGCTGAATTTTGAATGTTACCAGTCACAGCATTGGCTATCATCACATAGTATGTGCCTGTTGTGACTGTGTTGATAACGTCCCAGTCGCTTACATTGGCTCGAGCCACATACAAGTTTGGCACCAGTGTTGTGCTGGTAATAGCCAAAGGTGCTGTGCCTGTGGCTATTGAACTTACCAATTGTCCAGCAGTGGTAATGTTACCACCAATCACATTGCCTGTGGCACTTGCTGTCACAGTTGACAACAAATTCAATCCAATTAAACTGCCGCCTGATCCACCACCAGTTATTAAATTACCACCCGAAATGTTGCCAGTTGTTGATATGTTGCCAGTGCCCACAATACCCACTGTGTTTACGTTACCGGTTGAACTTAGGGTTGAACCGGTTATGGTTGTTCCTGTTATGGTGCCAGAAGCAGAAATCAATCCACCTGTGAGCAAGTTGCCGCTGGTTGTGTTGGCTGTTACTGTTAACGAGCCTAAGGTTCCAACTGATGTAATTTGTGTTTGACTTGCATTTACACTGAACGTGGTACCATTTAATGTCAGTCCAGTGCCGGCACTGTAAACTTGTGAGCTGCTGAATTGACTGAACTGAATATTTGAAGTACCAAATGTAATGGTGCCCGATGGTGAACTGACAATATATGCTGATCCAGCATTCACATTGCCACTTTGCACAAAGAAGTAGTCATTTACACTCAATGCTGCTGTGCTGTCTGGTCCATATTCATCAGTGTCAGTTGATCTAATAATAGCTGTGGCATTGGCCCATGTATACACACCATTGTATACACCATTGCCTTCATTCTTGATCAGCACTCGAGTACCAATGGTCTGAATGTTGGCTGTGTCGATCAAGTTGAACGACCCAGTGGTAGCCAGTACAGCACCAACACCATTGGCCACACCATTGGGTTGTGTGTAGGTAATTGTACCACCTGTGGCAGTGGCCAGATTAGACACAGTGGCAGCAGTAACTGGTGAGTGGAAAGCAAACCCAGTTGTTACCAAATTGTCAACATACAGTTTGGTAGCAGCATCAGCATCTTGTTGTGGGTAGCCCACATTGTTGATCTGCACGTTTGATGCAAATACAACGTTACCAGTTGATGACAAGTTCAATGCACCAGTTGATCGCAAAGTAAGTGCTGTGCCAACCACGGTGTTAGAAATAATGTTGCCGCCGGTTACATTTCCTGTGGCACTTACTGCACCACCGGTCAACAGGTTTGAACCGGTTACATTTCCAGTTGCACTCACAATGCCAGTTACGCTCAATCCGTCAGCAGCGAATCTTCCACGATCGGCGCCATTAGTAGCTACACCTATAACGCCATCACTTATCCAATAAAATCCAGTGTCTGTTGCTCCATCAGCTGAGAATCCAAAACTTGGACTTGCTAGATTTCCACTACCTACTAGTATTCTGCCCACAGCTGATAGATTGCCACTTGTGATGTTACCTGTGGTTGATATTGGGTTTGAACCCAGTGCAGCCAAATTGGCCACCACGTTGGCATTGCCATAACTTGAAGCAATGCCAGTCAGTTGCGACCCATTACCAACAAAGAAGTTACCAGTAATATTGCCAGTTGTTGATATGTTACCGGTGCCCACAATGCCCACGGTGTTCACATTACCAGTTGAACTTAGAGTTGAACCGGTTATGGTTGCTCCTGTGATTGCACCAGTTACACTTACGGCTCCACCAATTAAATTGCCACCTGAGACATTACCAGTTGTTGATATGTTACCGGTGCCCACAATGCCCACTGTGTTCACGTTACCACTTGCACTTAATGTAGTGGCAGAAATAACATTGGCGCCTGTTAAGTTGCCACCTGACCCTGATCCTGTTATCACATTACCACTTGAAATATTTGCAGTTGTGGTAATGTTGGCAGTTGAGTTAAGAGCTGATAAGACATTTGAACTTAAACTCAATCCAGCAGCAAGTATATTACCACCTGAGACATTACCAGTTGTTGATATGTTACCAGTGCCAACAATACCCACAGTATTCACATTACCAGTTGAACTCAAGGTTGATCCTGTGATTGTTCCACCAGTGATTGCACCAGATACGCTCACAGCAGTACCAATATGGGTTCCTGCTGAGACATTGGCAGTGGTTGTGATATTAGCAGTTGAGTTAAGTGCTGACACAACGTTTGAGCTCAGGCTCAAGCCTGCGGCATTTAGATTGCCACCTGTGATGTTGCCACTTGCACTCAATAAACCGGTAATGTATTCACCTGTGGTAGCAAATACAGCCACATTGCTTGTGCCGCCAACACCTATAGAAATATTTCCGCCTGCGCTCACAACAGTGACGTTTGAATTTCCACTGTTGATATTTGCTACTGAGGTAATCACACCTGTAAGCAGAGCACCATTGCCTAAAATATAATTGCCAGTGACGTTACCACTTGCACTTAATGTAGTGGCAGAAATAACATTGGCACCTGTTAAGTTGCCACCTGATCCTGATCCTGTTATGACATTTCCACTTGAAATATTTGCAGTTGTGGTGATATTGCTAGTTGAATTCAGTGCTGACACAACATTTGAACTCAGGCTCAACCCAGCAGCATTCAAATTGCCGCCTGTGATATTGCCAGTGGTTGATATTGGGTTTGAACCCAGTGCAGCCAAATTGGCCACCACGTTGGCATTGCCATAACTTGAAGCAATGCCAGTCAGTTGCGACCCATTACCAATAAAGAAGCTGCCGGCAATATTGCCAGTTGTTGATATGTTACCAGTGCCCACAATGCCCACTGTGTTTACGTTACCAGTTGAGCTCAATGTTGAGCCAGTAATTGTTGCTCCTGTGATTGCACCGGTTACACTTACAGCAGTACCAATGTGAGTGGCTGCCGAGACATTGGCAGTTGTGGTAATGTTGGCGGTTGAGTTAAGAGCTGATAAGACGTTTGAGCTTAGACTCAATCCAGCAGCCAACAAGTTACCACTTGAAATGTTGGCAGTTGTGGTGATAGCACTTGTTGAGTTAAGAGCTGATACAACGTTTGAGCTTAGACTCAATCCAGCAGCCAACAAATTACCACTTGAAATGTTACCTGTGGTTGATATATTACCAGTGCCCACAATACCCACTGTGTTTACGTTACCGGTTGAACTTAGGGTTGAGCCAGTGATTGTGCCACCGGTGATTGCACCAGTTACACTTACAGCAGTACCAGTATGAGTTCCTGCCGAAATATTAGCATTGGTTGTGATGTTGCTGGTTGAGTTTAGTGCAGATACAACGTTTGAGCTCAGGCTCAAGCCTGC